GGGTGGAAACTTCAGCCCTCTCATGGCCAAGATCCAGGAAAGCAACCCCATCGGGACACTGGGCAAGGGCCTGTTCGGGCTCCTTTCGTCGCAATTCCCGGGCATGGAGCAGTTCAACCCGTTCACCGGCGTCTACGGCGCCTCCGGCGGCCAGGGCGTCGAGGTGGAGGGTACCTCCGGGGCTTTCTGGAAGAACACCCTGGCCAAGCAGGCATCGTCGGCGGGCAGTGGTGGTGTCACTGTCGGGCAGAACTTCGCCGGAGGCGCCTCGGGCTCGGTCAAGCAGATCGCCCTCCAGAAGCTCCAGGCGAAGGGCTGGGGCCAGTACTGGGACGCCCTCGACCAGCTCGTCATGCACGAGTCGGGGTGGAACCCCACGGCCCAGAACCCCTCCTCGTCGGCCTATGGGCTGTTCCAGTTCATGGACAAGTCCCGTGGTGGCAAGAACGACACCTGGGCGAGCGTCGGCGGATCGAAGACCTCAGACCCCTCGTTGCAGATCGACTACGGCCTCAAGTACATCGAACAGCGGTACGGCAACCCTCAGAAGGCGTGGGATTTCTGGCAACGCCAGAGCCCGCATTGGTACGAGATGGGAGGGACACACTTCAACGGGCCGCAGATCATCGGTGTCGGCGAAGGCCCCGAGGTCACTATCCCGCTGAACCGCCCCGACCGCCTCAAGTCGTTGACCGACGCCTACATCCGCCCGAACTACCCCGGCGGCCTGGAGACGGGTGCAGCCGCTGGAGTGGCCCAGACCAAGATCGAAGTCCATATGCCTATCGAGCTGAAGGTGCAGGTCACCGGCAACGCCAGCTCGGGCGACCTCCGTGAAGTGAGTAGGGTGTTGGCCACCCAGGTTGAGCAGGATCTGGCCGATGTCATTGCGAGGCACGCATGAGGGTCATGAACCGCTACGTCCCCTCGGGGGTGTCGAGCAGTCCTGTCGGGCTGTCCTCGTTCGGCACCGTCGGCGGGATGATCGGCTCCAGCTCGCCGACAGTGAGTACCTCTTCTCGGCACCGCCAGCAGCAGGAGGTCGCCACCTTCATCGAGGAGTTCGGCCGGGCCAACCTGCCGTTCGAGACGAGCACGGGCGGCAGCCTGCTCCCCGGCGACCGCCAGCCCATCCAGCGTGGGTTCGTGCGCCGGGCGGCTCGCAACCCCGCCAACCCGCTGAGTGATATGTCCCTCCGGTTCATGTACAACCCGGAGAAGATCACTCGCCAGTACGCCAGCTACCTGGAGCAGGCGGCGATCGACCCCTTCAACACCGTGTTCCAGAGCGGCAACCTCGTGGCGCCGCCCTCGATCATCGAGTTCAGCTTCAGCCTGGTGTTCGACCGCCAGGTGGAGGCGACGGCCCGTGGGCCATGGACGAGCAAGGCCGATTGGGCCAACGTCGGCGTGCTCCACGACATGGCCTTCTTCGACGCCGTGCTCCGCAACGTCCCCCCGGGCGGCACCCCGAACACCGTGCCCGACAACGGCGTCATGATGGTGAATCCTGAGGATGTCACTGTCGTGTTCAGCAAGGACCTCACGGTCCAGGGCAAGCCCACCAACAGCCAGGTGCGCTTCACGAAGTTCCTCCACAACATGGTGCCGGTCCGTTGCGAGATGGATATCACCCTCCTGATCAACTACTTCGGCCCGCTCCGGGAGCCGTTCGGGCTCGACGCTCGCCAGCAGATCGCCGCCTACCAGGCACTCATCCCCTACGACACGACGCTCGGTGACGGCCTGGCCAACACCCGCTCCGTGGAGGAGGCCGTCCGGGTCTTCCGGAGCAGCGGCTCGGCGGCGAACCTCCTGGCGTCGGCCGTGAACACGAGCGTGAGCCAGGCGACCCCCTGGTGGAACGGCTCATCGTCCAGCACCTCGTCCGGCGGCGTGGCCAACACGCTCCAGATGACGACCCCGGTGAACAACACCATCGCCTCCAACGCCCTGATGGCGGCCCAGCAGCTGTTCGCTCAGTCGGGCGGCCCTCGCTACGACCAGGGGCGCCGGACCCAGCACGGGGCGGGGAAGCCCACGCCGTGGTATTGGGACTGCTCCAGCTTCATCTGGAAGGCGTTCCAGACGATCGGCGCCCAGGGCATCTTCGGGAAGTCCACCTACCCGACCACGGCCACCATGCTCGACTTCTGGAACAGCTCGGGGTGGACGACGGTCCAGAAGGTGCTGACCTGGCAGAGCACCTCGGGTGTCGCCGACCGCCTCACCCTGCTGGCCAAGCCCGGCGACCTGCTGTTCCGCCGCTCCGGCGGTGATGGACATATCGCTATGGTGGTGTCGGTCAGCCCCGGCCGGATCCGCACCATCGAGGCTCGGGGCAAGTCGGTCTCGCCCCAGGCTGGGGAGTTCGACAAGTCGGCCACCTCGGTGGCGTCCAGCTTCAACTACCTCCTCCGGCCCGCCCTGGCCGGTGCGCAGGGCATCGGGGGTGGGAAGTGAACATCAACAACCTCAGCCAGCGCCAGTTCCCCGACGCCCTCCCGGCGACGATGACGGCCGCTCAGCTGCGCCACACGGCGTCGCTGGAGCAGGACGAGTCGCAGTACGCAGGCGCCCCCGACATGTGGCGGGTCAAGCTCGGCCAGACCCCCGTGGACATGGTGAAGTCCATCGCCGCCGAGGGCGCCACGCACCCCGTCAAGCTCCGGCGCCAGGGCCGCCACGGCGAGCACGCCATCCAGGACGGCCACCACAACATCGCCGCCGCCTTCGAGATCGACCCGCAGATGGCGCTGCCGGTCGAGTGGGAGTAGCCATGGCCATCTCCTCCGAGTCCCGCTACCAGGAGGCCGATCGGGTCTTCACCACGACACACACCTACTCCGAGCGCCGCCAGATCGACCTCAACGACGCAGGCGAGCCCCTGCTCACGGTGCGTGACACCCTCTACCGCACGCTGGTCTCCTCGACGGCCGACACCGACGTGCCCGACGAGATCTTGGCCCGGGAGGGTGACTCCCTCCAGCTCCTCGCCACGACGCTCCTCGGCGACCCCGGGCGCTGGTGGGAGCTGGCCGACGCCAACCCGCAGGTCCGCTACCCCTTCGACCTGAAGATGGGTGACATCCTGGTGGTGCCTGAGTGAGCACCGTCTCCGCTTCCCAGCAGCAGCTCCCCGTCTCAGGCATCCTGGTCGGGGGCGCAGCCGTGTCCGGGTGGACGCCTCGGGAGCTGGAGATCGACACCGTGGAGGGCAAGCACGACGTGCTCACCATGAAGGTGCTCGTGGCCGAGAAGGACCCGGCACGCTGGAGGGACAGCCCGATCGCCTTCAGCTGGGGCACCCGCAGCTCCGGCGTCGGCAACTTCAACGGCTACGTGAGCGCCGTGGAGAAGGCCCAGGACTTCCAGAAGAACCCGCTGGTGACCCTCACGCTGATGTCGGCCTCGTGGAAGATGACCGGCGGCGACCCTCGCTTCTGGGCCTCGCAGACCACCGAGGCCATCGCCAAGAGCGTGGCGGCACCTCACCGGCTCGCCGTCGTCGCCGACCCCAACGACTACCTGTGGCCCGCCTTCAGCCAGACCACCGAGTCGGATTGGGGCACCATCGTCAAGGCGGCCCACGGTATCTCCTTCATCGTGGCCGTCTACAATGGCGTCATCCGCCTCATCGACCCGCTCCGCACGCTGAACAAGGGCGAGGCCGTGGTGCGGCTCATGAAGAGCACGAACACCTTCGATGAGAAGGCGCTCCTGATCGACTTCACCCCGCTCGCCACGTCCAAGAGCGACCGCATCTCGCACACCCCGAAGTGGGCCTACCTGACCAGCGCCGGGACCACCCGCAAGGTGAACGAGGACGGCATCCACTTCCACAGCGATGTCTATATCCCCGACGCTGCCCGAGCCCGCATGCAGGCCGAGCGTCTGACCCGCAACGTCGATGCCTGGAACTACCGGGCCACCGCCCGGGTCCGGGGCAATGCCCGCATCAACGTGGGCTCGGTGGTGGAGGTGGTAACCGGCCTCTCGAACACGACGGTGGACACCAACGACGGCATGTGGCTCGTGGTCGGGGCGAAGACGATCCTGTCCGATAGCTCCTATCAGCAGATCCTCATGCTCGTCCGGGACAAGCCCCGACCGGCCACCCAGCTGCGTGCCGAGCCCTTCTGGGGCCGCCAGGCACGCCCGACCCTCCGGCTGTCCGGTGACACCTGGGTGTCCAGCTGGCAGAATGTTGCGTGATGGCTAAGTTCTCCACGATCTCGACCCGACAGGGCAACGTCACAGGCGTCTTCCGGATCCTCGGCGGGCGTGTTCCTGTGACCCAGGACTACGGCCAGATCGTGCGCCAGCAGATCGTGGACGCCCTCGTGACCAACGCCAAGGAGCGGGTCATGCGGCCGGACTACGGCGCCGACATCCAGAGCCTCCTCTTCGACGGCGCCGACTCCCTCGTGCGTGCCGACGTGGCGTCCACGGTCAAGGAGCGCCTGGGCATCCTGGTGCCACGGGCCACGATCAAGAGTGTGACACTCATCACCGAGCCCACCGAGCTGAGCATCCGAGGCATCGACTCCGACGGCAGGAACGTCGTGCTCATCGACGTGCTCTACGCTACGAGGCTGATCGAGCATTCCCTGGCGGTCGTGGTTCAGAACGGAGCAAGCAGTGGCTGACGACACCAGCACCAACCAGATCGTCCTCGACTACACGTCACGGGACTTCGATGCCACCCGTGCGATGCTGGTCGGCATCGGGCAGGGCATCTTCCCCGAGTGGATCACCCTCGGCGAGCCCGGCGACTTCGGCACGCTGCTCCTGGAGCTGTTCGCCCACGCCAGCGACGTGATGCACTTCTACATCGACCGGGTGGGCTCCGAGGCGTTCCTCGGCACCGCCCAGCTGCGCCGGAGCGTGCTCTACATCGCCGACCAGTTCGGCTACACGCCCATCGGCCAGCAGGCCGCCACGGCCATCCTGCGGGTCTCTCTCGGCGCCGACGAGGCCATCTTCACGATCCCCGCAGGGACCCGGGTGAGCAGCTCCGGCGAGATCCAGGCCACGTTCGAGACCGACATGGACCTGACCATCTTCCCGGGCCAGCTCGACATACCCCTCCTGGCCACCGAGGGGCTCACCGTCTCCGGCGCCTCGCTCGGGCTCAGCAAGGGCATCCCCAACGCCGAGTTCATCCTCCCCGACAAGGGTGTCATCTACCGCACGGTCGGCATCCAGACGCTGGAGGCGGGGCAGCTGGTGGACTGGAGCTACGTCGAGAACGTCGTGCTCGCCCGGCCCACTCAGAGCGCCTTCTCCACCTACGTGGACGACGAGGGATTCACGCACGTGATCTTCGGCGACAACGCTGCGGGCCGGATCCCGCCGACCAACGTGGAGATCCGGGCCTCGTACCGCTTCGGCATCGGGGCCAAGGCCAACGAGATCCCGCCCGGCGAGATCAACACCCTGGAGCCATCGGCCCTCACCGGCTCGATCCCGGCCACCCTCAGCGTGTCGAACTACGACCACCCGCTCGGCGGCGCCGACCCCGAGTCCGTGGAGACCATGCGGTTCTCCATCCCCCGCACGAGCAACACCCAGCACCGTGCCGTGACGCTGAACGACTATGTGTCACTCACCATGCAGGTCCCCGGCATCGGCAAGGCCATCGCCTACGGCGAGGTCTACAGCTCGGTGAACGTCCGCATCGCCAACAACTCCGGCATCCTGCCCGACGGCGACAGCGACCTCACCGACGGGCTCACCGAGATGGGCCGCCTGCGTGCGCTCGTCAGCGCCTCGCTGGAGGACAAGAAGCTCCTGGGCTCGCACGTGTTCGTGGAGGACGTGTGGCAGAAGGACAACCAGGGGTGGGAGGATATCGTGATCTCCCTCGACGTTCACGTGGTCCCCGGGTTCAACCGTGCCCAGACCGTGGACCGGGTGCGCACCGCCGTGCTCGCCCTCGTGAACTTCAACGCCGTGGACTTCGGCCAGCGCATCTCCATCGGACAGGTGTACCGGGCCGCCACGGGCGTGGAGGGCGTGGACTACGTGGTGCTCACCGAGATGCACGGCAACACCGTGGAGGCCAACGCCGCCGGGCTCGTGTCCGACGTTCACACCCCCCGGAAGAAGATCCCCCGCATCCGCCCCGAGATCCTCGACGGCAACCTCGTGACGCAGGAGCAGGGCCTCTCCGTGACCGGCTACGGCGGTCTGGTGACCTGATGGCCTCCCCGAGTATCACCCTCACCCTCGACCACGACTCGGTGACGGCGTACCCCGCCGAGCCCGCCCTTGTGGTCGCCACGGCGGTGCCCGTCTTCAGCGATGGCGCCACCCTGGTCAACTACGTCTTCAGCTGGGGCGACGGCTCCCCCGTCGATACCGTCTCGGTCAGCTTCCGGCAGCACCAGTACACCGTCGCCGGGGTGTACACCATCAGCGTCACGGTCACCGACTCGCACGGGCTCCAGGCCACGGCCTCGAAGCTCCTGCGTGTCTACCGAGAGTCCCTGGCGCTGCCCGCCGAGCCCAGCGAGATCCCGCTCCGGCTCCAGCACACCCCACTTGACCCCCGGCGCCCCGCCTTCACGGTACGGCGCCCCTCCGGAACGTCCACGACATGAGCAGCCCCGACAGTTACCAGTGGGGCTATTCCGAGGAGCCCTGGGGAGGTGATCAGGTTCGTGGTGAGTACTCGCCGGAGCGCCAGGAGTGGGTAGAGGCATCGGCGGCCGACAAAGTGGTCCTGCGCCCAGACCTGGACCCCTACGGACCATGGATCCCGCCATCGAACGTGGTGTACCAGACCTACCCGGCGTACCTGCGCTTCCCGCCCGTCCCGGCGGCCGTGGTGGACGCCAGCGAGGCCCTGCTGGAGGTCAACGCCCTGGCGCACCAGCCCGACAAGCTCGGCGCTCTGGCGCTGCGCTGGGGCGTGGACACGGCCGACCTGTCCAAGTTCAGCTGGATGTGTGTCACCCGCTCGGGCTACGGATTCCCGGCCACGCCGAACGACGGCACTCCCATCGTGCTGCGCCGCCGGAACGAGGTGGATCCGGTCTTCGACACCGAGACCAACCTCAAGCTCTGGGGCACCATCGACGCCAACCTCCAGCCCGGCCGGTGGTACTACTACTCCTTCTTCGTGAAGACCAACCCCTACGACTGGCAGCTCGTGAAGCGAGCGCACTGCCTGGTCCCGGTCAACTACGGCCACGAGCAGATCCTCTGGGACATGATCCCGCCGTACTACCGCTGGGTGGACGACGACTCCTACGCTGGCGTGGGCAAGAGCCCGCTCCGGCGCCTGCTGTCGGTGATGGGCTACAACCTCGACTTCATCCGCACCGAGGCCGAGGGCGTCGAGGACATCTACTCGGCCGACCGGGCGCCGATGCAGCTCTACCGAGCCCTGGGCGAGCAGAACTTCGGCATCCAGCCCAGCTCGGCGCTCGGTGACGTGCGCTTCCGGCGGGTGACGGCCCGAGCCAACGAGCTTGCCCGCCTGCGGGGCACCGTCCCGGGCCTGGAGGCGTTCATCGAAACGGCCAGCCAGTATGTCACTGTCGTGACGCCGGGCCGCAACGAGATGCTGGTCAGCGACGACTCCGAGTTCCTGAACGCCACGGGACATTGGGCCACTCCGGCGGCCAACGTCGCCGAGCTGCTCGGCCAGCTACACGGCCCGGCCATCGACTTCGTGCGAACGCTCGATACCGATATCAGCCTCACGTCCGAGATCAACCCGCCCGCCGTCGAGACCCGCACGCCCAAGCTCAAGCTCGGTCGGGGCGTGATGCGCCTGGCGCCGGTCTGGGACGGCGCAGCCTGGAAGACCAATGGCCTCGGCCAGATCACGAGCCGCCTGGCAGCGACCTGCGGCATCGGCACCAAGCTGGTGCAGAAGGACGTGGACTCCTACAAGAAGATCGAGCAGAACCCAACGCTCTACGGCGTGCCGATCGTCGGTGGCAAGAGGTACTACCTCTCGTTCTACTTCGCCCGCTCCGGCGTGCGCCCGGACCAGTTCTCCGGCGAGCCCGTGGCCGTCACCGCCGACGAATCGAACGTACGTTTCGGCTTCGCCTGGTACTCCCGTGGCTCGGTGAAGGGCAACGAGGCGTTCAGCGACGCCTTCAGCCGCCGGTTCAAGGGGTACCGCACCATCGACCCGCTGGCGCTGACCGTCGAGACCTACGCCCCCACCATCACCACGGCGAACACGTGGGAGTACGTCATCGGCACGTTCCAGGCTCCCTCGACCGCCGAGTTCGCCTGCCCCGTCATCGAGTTCGACGCCGCCAACATCTCGTCCCGCTTCATCGCCGCCGTCATGGTGAGCCCCGAGAACGAGGCGGGCCGCATCGTGAGCTACGGGCCTGATATCTTCTTCCGCCTGGGCCACGATCCCCAGGAGCCCGGAGACCACCTCCTGGGCGGCGACAAGGTGCTGGGAGACCCCTCGGGGGCGTAGGCCATGGCAACGACGATCTTCAGCAACTGGCTCAAGGACAACATCGACCTCCTGCCTGCCCCGGTCGAGGACGACCTGCCGCTCCCGCAGATCGGTGTCACCTTCTTCGTCCGGGCACCCCACCTGGAGGACGACTCGACCGACACCGGCTGGGCCACCGTCTCCGAGCTGGCCGAGCTGCTCACGAGCCCGCACTGGCAGCCTCCTTCCTCCTTCTCCGGCGGGGACCTCGTGTACAGCGCCACGGCGGCCCTGGCGCCCTACTACGTGGGCTCCACCGACACGCAGCGGTTCGTCCAGCTGGCCGAGCCCTTCCTGATCACGAGCACCGGGGCGCCGACGGCGGTGCCCATCATCGCCATGGCCTTCTGGTTCAACGGCACCCTCGGTGGCAAGTTCCGGCCGGTGCTGTCGATGGTGCGGCTCGACGCCCCGGTACTGCTGATGGCCGACGTGGATCACCCTGCCACGCTGTCGTCCCTGCTCTTCTTCGCCTGGAGTGACTGATGGCTGCCGACGATCTGGTCTTCACCAACGGACGTGTGGTCGTCTACGACGACCCGGACTTCGACACGCCTGTGTCCTCCTACGCCGTCGGCGACAAGTGGTTCTTCGCCTGGGACGCCACGATGCCCGAAGGTTCTCCCCCGCTGGAGGGGCAGTTCCTCTTCGACACGAGCCACCCCGAGGTGCTGGGCCTGATCGAGGAGGTGTGGCAGAACTTCCCTCCGGGGTGGCTCGAGGACTTCCCCGACGGAGGCTGGAACAAGATCGTCGACAACGTGGCTACGCCGGTCGTGCCTCCGCTGGGGGTCGAGTGGGCGCAGAACTACGACCTCCCCGGACCCACCTTCGGCCTCGCCATCTCGGGCACCATCCTGGAGGACGCTGGCGGCGACGAGATCACCGTCAGCTCGACCTACACGTGGGAC